TAAAGATTACGAAAACACTTCTGAATAATTATTATTTGATATCGATCCAGTAGTTGAAGAAGAAGAAAGAGATAAGATGATTTCAAGGACCAATCTTGTTGAAATACTCCACGGCACAAGGCTATATATTACATAACGTCCAATCAATATGCCAATTCAAAACGAAATGCGTGTCAATAACTGTATAACTATGAATCTACCAGATCCAGGAAAACTCTAGTAGGTTACTTTTAATAAAGGGGCTGCTATGACTCAACCAGTTCTATCTGTTAACTCCACTGGACATATTGTAGCTGAAGCATGTAGAGCTGGGTTCACTTATGATATAATGGAATCATATGGGAGACAAGCATGTCTAGCAATCGGATGCAGAAAATTCGGATCCAACAAGCCAGTAGTGATGGTTAATGAGAGTTACTCAGAAACTTTTAAGTGTGTTCAAAACGATCACTCTATAGGAATCCGAGCTAGGCTAACTTATGGTGAATAAAAGATCTTAATGGATACATACAGAAAACACGACATGCAACCAACATGGATTTACGTTCGGGATAGTATGCACGATCCTTTGTCCTTACAGGCTCTTTTTGATCTATTTAAATTGGATAGAAAACTGAAATCCCTATAAATTATGTCCTTTATTACTTTGGTCAATGCTCGAACTTTAGGACAGTGCTCTTCTGGATCTTATGCTATTTCTCCTTCATCGATCAAGGGTTGGAATAAACTGTCAATGAGTTTGGGAGGAGAACAGATGCATACATAAATTCTTCCTACAGCTTATTAGATGTACAGACTTGCAAACCTAAATGGACTCACTCTCATCCCACGAGTAAACTGGTATTCTACCAATCTGGTATATGCCAGGATGACTTTCTCAAAAGCTAGCGACACCCCTTATGGAACAGAATATGCAAAATTGAATCATTTTGGAGGAGTTGTCTATGACTTCAGAACCGGCTAATGTCATAGACAAATATCAGATTCAATACGATATGCTAGCTAGTCCTACAAAAACCCTCTATCAAGAAATAAAATTTTAAATGGAGGCTTCTAAGATAATTTCAACACTTGTTACATAAGAACTGTCTAAGAACCTCTTGTTCCAACTACATGCATCCGAAAAGTACTTCTCAATCTCAACATGAAGGATTAACGCGTTTCTTCCATGAATCCTAAGAGGCGCCAACGATTGTTTTCGGGTTACAACCAGCAAAGCAATTGGGATCTCTTTAAGCGATATATTGGTTTGAGGCAATCCATTCTTTACAAGCTCAAGAACTGTTTCTCTAATCGAAGACGTATTTAGGTGCCAGCCCCTATCGACGTCTCTGAGAACAATTGCTTCCTCAAATTCACTTACAAATTTGGTTAATCATTCCGAACAGGCTAAATAACTCCAATGCACTACGGACTCCATCTTATCAGAGGACCCGGTATCATACATCATGCAGTACTTGAGCACGAAATTCTCCCTCTTGGTGCTTTCAGGACTGTTATTGATAACACCTTTGATGGTTAAACTTTAGCTGGAGTTACAAAACGAAAATTGAGAAGACTCCTTTAACTTTTCCCTTACGAATTCAAACCTCTCACGACAAAAGCAGCAATTTAAGCGAATGAGCCTAATTTTTTAGGAGACAGCTGGAGTAATACGTTTAATGCCCCTAGGAGTTATCATTTAGATGAAAAGAGATGGAATTAACTCTTAGAAGGAGGTTATAACTCCACTGTTCTTAAAAAATTCTAAATAGTTCTTGGCTCTACCAGGTATAATTTAGGTTAATTACCCGACTATAGAAGCGCAACCCAGTTTTGTAGCTGCACTGTAAAGAAATAAACTCTTCTTGAAATCCATTCAACGGACGGAAGATATCGACTTACTCAAGGGTGTATGTAGGGGTGTACACTCAACATGATATATTCTATAGTTGGGCGACAATGTGGGGCTAAAGTTTCGATAGATAAAGCAATAGGGAAGCAATTCGAAGTTTTTACTGAGTGGTTTATAGAAGAACTTCTTATGTAAATGAAAGGGAAAAATTTTGAAGTTGTGTACAACAAATAAACTTAAGATTAATATTTAGAACATGTACGGTAAAAAGATCCTTTTAAAGCAAGAAAATATAGAGAGAACTTCAACAAACCTTTGGACCGCAGGGACAAGTTCAAAATGTTTGTAAAGACGGGATAAAATCATACTCTATGGACTGATACATACTTAGGGATTGACAACAAAACTGACACTAAGCCGCGGCTCATTTGTTGCCCAAACTTTACTGTACGAGGGAGAATAGGGATGGTCTCCTACAATGTTTTAAAATATTTCAAACAGAATTATGAGTAGTTTTTCCTCGCTAAAACTTATGATGACATAGTGGATGAATTCACTTTCATGAACGAATATCCCCATACGTACTAGTCAGATTTCAGTCAGTACGATTCTACCAACAATTTCTTTTTACGTACGTGTGTGGACGAACGCTTCTTCAGTCTTCTACTTTAGGACAAACTTGTTCACCTCAAAGGAA